TGAATCCACCACTTAGTAATAGTGAGGTTCAACAATTAATTAAATCAGTAAACAGAAAAGGTTATGACAAGTATAGATGTAAAGATGCACCTATCAATGCAGTATGTCAATCTGGTTTATGTAGAACAAAAAGATTTGGTGTAGGATTTGGTGAGGAAGAAATGCCAGTACTTGGAAGTCTTACAAAATATACATCAACGCCTCCGCAATGGTTTTTAAATGTAGATAAGACTAGAGTAGAATTAAAAACAGAACAATTATATAGCCCACCTTTGTTTGCATTAGCATGCTTAGACCAAGCTAATTTAATAGTACCAGTACCTAAACCTAAGGATTGGAAACAACATTTTTTAAAACCTATGATGCAAAACTTACAAGAGGTAGAACCTCTTGAGTCTTTAAATCCTACTAATGAAATTACAGGACTATTGCAAGATTGGACAACTAACAGACAGTCAGCAAGAACTATGGACGATGTTCTTAACAAACTTCCTTACACAGAAGAGGGTTTTACTTATTTTAGAATGGAAGATTTTTATTCATTTCTTAAAAAAAATAACTGGGACATGGATAAGGTCAAAACTGGTAACTTAATAAAAAGATTAGAAGATATCTTTGTAGAAGAAACAAGATTAAGAATTAAACAACAACAGCCTAGAGTTGTTAAAATTAAAACTATGAAAAAAATAGAAGCTGCGGTTTCTAAAGTGGAGTATCAACAAGATGACTTTTAAAATAGGAATTAATTGGCATCTTAGATTTAGAGAAGAAATAGCTCAGTTAAAAGAAGAACTAGAGCTCACTCAAATGTGGCTAAACAAAGCAGAAAGGAAGTTAAAAAAATATGAAAACAATAATATTAGGCCCACCGGGAACGGGAAAAACAACAACGTTATTAAACTTAGTGGACGAGTTCATCCAACAGGGGATTAGACCTCGACAAATTGGGTACTTTTCGTTTACTAAAAAAGCAGCAACAGAGGCGGCTGACCGTGCTGCGGAGAAATTTGGACTAGATAAAGAAAACGATTTACCTTTTTTCAGGACTTTACATTCATACGCTTTTAATCAATTAGGTATGACTAAGGAAAAAATGATGAAGATAGAAGACTATAAAGAATTTGGGCAGAAATGTGGCATACCTATTAAGACGGCTAAGTACTCAGCGGAAGATGGTACATTTAATTCTGACAATGAATACCTTACAATTATAAACACAGCCGCAGTTAAGAGAATGGATCTACTAGAATACTATGACTCTAGAAAAAATATTATAGACATAGAACGAAACACATTATTTTTATTAGCAGAAGAATTACACAGATTTAAAAAAGAAAAAAACTTAAAAGATTTTAATGATCTGATTGAAGATTTTATTAAAAAAGAAACTCTTAATAAGTTTGAAGTATTATTTATAGATGAAGCACAGGACTTATCTTTACTACAATGGGAAATGGTTAGAAAGATTTGGTCAAAAGCAGAGAAAACTTACATAGCAGGTGATGATGACCAAGCTATATTTAAATGGGCCGGTGCAGATGTAGATCACTTCATAGCATTAAAAGAAGAAGTAAATGATATTAAAGTATTGGATCAATCTTATAGAATTCCGGGTGGACCTATACATGAATTGTCTCAAAATATTATAAACAAAGTACAAAATAGATTTGAAAAAAAATATAAACCTAGAGATGAAATAGGATTATTAAAAAGATATTCTGATATAACACAGGTAGATATGAGTGCTGGCAACTGGCTAGTATTATCTTCTGCAAACTATTTTCTAGATGATGCCAAAGACTTATGTGAGATTCAAGGATGGTATTATCAATATAAAGGTATGAATTCCGTACCATTAAAACTATTGCTTGCATTAAATAACTGGGAGTCATGGCGTAAAGGTGAGTTTTTAAATCACTTAGAGATTAAAAACATCTATCAATATTTAGGATCTAATGTTTTAGTAGGGTTTCAGAAGGGTAAAACTTTGCATTCGGACGCGAAGTATACACTAAAGGAATGCCAAGAACAACATGGATTATTAAAATCTGACGTTTGGTTTAAATCATTTGAAGGTTTAGATCCAATGACGGAAACTTACATTCGTAACATGAGGGCGAATGGTGAGATGATAAATAAAAATCCTCGTATTAAAATGTCAACCATACACGCAGCAAAAGGAGGAGAAGCCGACAACGTTTTATTATTACAGGACCTAACAGGTGCCGCACTAGAAACTTTTAGTCATGACCCAGATGAATTACATAGATTATTTTATACTGGCGCGACGAGAGCGAAGCGTGAATTGCATTTACTAGATCCTAAAAACTTTGATCGAGCTTATATAATATGAAAAAACTATACAAAGAACTAAAGAAAAAAGGAGTTGTTAACGATAATGTTAAACTTGGTGAATTATCATCGTTGTTTAAACAAGTAGGAGGTAGTCATTATATGTACATGAAGATACAACCTGCTGAATTTATTAACAAAAATAAGTTGCTTTTTGCAGAAGGAAACGCTATTAAGTATATATGTAGGCACTCGACTAAGGGTGGCATACAAGATATAGATAAAGCAATACATTATCTAGAAATGGTGAAAGAGAGAGATTATAAATGAGAAGAACCCAAATGCCTTTGTTTGCACCCGAAACTGAATGGGTTGCACCAGAAGAATTAAAAGATTTATCAGGTTATAAAGAAGTTGCTATTGATTTAGAAACTTATGACCCTTATCTAATAACTCAGGGCTCAGGTAGTGTTGTCGGAAAAGGACACATTGCAGGCGTTGCGGTGGCCGTAGAGGGCTGGTCTGGCTATTATCCGATTGGACATGAGGGTGGTGGTAATATGGACAGAAAACTCGTATTACAATGGGTTCAAGATTTAGTTAATCAAGAGAAAACTACATTTATATTTCACAATGCTATGTATGATGTTTGCTGGTTAAGAGCGGCAGGTATTAAAATTAGAGGTAAGATAGTTGACACTATGATTGCGGCATCTTTAATTGATGAGAACAGAATGTCGTATGCATTAAATACTTTAGCTAAATTTTATGTTGGCCTAGGTAAAGATGAGAAAGTATTACAAGAAGCGGCTAAGAGTTATGATCTTAATCCTAAGGCAGATATGTGGAAGTTACCTGCAATGTATGTAGGAGAATATGCTGAACGTGATGCTGAAGCTACCTTAAAACTTTGGCAAAGATTAAGTATAGAACTACATAACCAAGAACTTATGGATGTATTTAATTTGGAAACTAAATTGTTTCCTTGTTTAGTTGATATGAGATTCAAAGGTGTAAGAGTTGACATTGAACATGCAGCTAATCTAAAGAAAAAATTAATAGTAAGAGAGAACAAAATTCTTAGTAAAATCAAAGAGTTAACAGGTATAGACGTAGAGATACATGCGGCTCGTAGTATAGCAAAAGCATTTGACAAATTAAAACTACCATATGATAGAACAGAAAAAAGTAATGAGCCTAGCTTTACTAAAAACTTTTTACAAAACCATCCACATGAATTAGCTAGATCTATTGCAGACGCAAGAGAGATTAACAAAGCACATACAACTTTTATAGATTCTATTACCAAGCATTCTTCTAACGGTAGAATCCATGCAGACATAAATCAAATACGATCAGACCAGGGAGGAACTGTTACAGGTAGATTCTCTATGAGTAATCCAAACTTACAGCAGATTCCAGCGAGGCATCCGGAGATTGGACCGATGATTAGATCTATATTTATTCCAGAAGAAAAAACAACATGGGGATCGTTTGATTACTCACAACAAGAACCTAGAATTTTAGTACACTATGCTAAGTTACAAAACTTAGATGGCGTTGATGAAATTGTTAATGCCTATAACGCAGGTGATGCAGATTTCCACCAGGTAGTAGCAGACATGGCAGGCATAGAACGTAAGCAAGCCAAAACTATTAACCTTGGACTTATGTATGGTATGGGTAAAAATAAATTAATGTCAGAACTAGGTTTACAAAAAGAATCAGCTGAAAAATTAATTAGACAGTATCATGCCAAGGCTCCGTTTGTTAAAAAATTAATGGACAATGTAACTCGTAAGGCAGAAAACAGAGGTAAGATTAGAACTTTAGGAGGTAGAGCGTGTCATTTTGATCTATGGCAACCTACTCAGTTTGGTATATTTAGACCATTACCTTTAGAACAAGCAAGAAAAGAATATGATGAGCCTTTAAAACGTGCATTTACTTACAAAGCATTAAACAAATTAATACAAGGATCGGCAGCAGACATGACAAAGAAAAGTATGGTAGCATTGTATGAAAATGGTATAGTACCGCACATACAAATTCATGATGAGGTTGATATCTCTGTTGAATCTGATGCACAGGCCGAACAAATAATTGAAATAATGGAGTCAGCTGTAGAATTAAAAGTACCAAATAAAGTTGACTACGAATCAGGTGCTAATTGGGGTGAAATTAAATAATGGCTTATCTTAATGCAAACATACCCACAACTTATGCACAAATACGAAGGGAGTATTTATATGACTGTAAAAAACATCACGGAGAAGTTCAAGACTGTATTATCTTTGGCATTACCAGTATGGGTGGCAGGGCAATACTATTCCATGCTCTTATGGAGAACGGCGCAATATTCTATCGCCTGCCTATTAGCGCATTTATTCAACGTGGCTACGAAGTCAAAGATGTACCAATCAGACGATTGGATGAATTGGAGCTTTGGAATTCTTTTAGCTATCATCCTGCTGTTACTAGTTGGGCTATTTTAAGCGCGGCTTCGGGAAAATATATTGGTAAAGATAAGAAGTGGCACCATGGTGCATATCTTTTTACTGTTGACTGGGCTCACCCAGATGCTAATATACTAGATACTGATCATTCAGAGATCCCACACGAACATAAGTGTGCACACATCATGGCTTTAGATGATGGAAATTATGCGGCTCAACCTAACAATAGATGTATATGGGACTTGCCTTCTTTTACTATTAAAAACGATATTCCAGATTGGAAAGTACAAAACAACGAATGGAATGTAGAGGACACTGGAGCGTGGAAGACTGAAGACACCGACAATTTCTTTTATGAAATCGAGGAAAAAAAATGAGGAATTTAAATTATGAACATTGCAGATCTATTCAAAAAGAATTTTGTCTTGATACCAGTTATAGCTTCTGTGTTGTTCGGGACCTTCACGGGCGTTAAGTACGTCGTTAATCTTACAGACACTATCAACGCAAACAAAAAAGCCATCACAAAAATATTAGCTGTTGAAGTAGTAGACCTTAGAAGAGACTTAGCAGTAGAACAAGAAAAAGTAGCAGATTTAAAAATAAGATTATCATCAGCTGAAGCAACGTGGCAGATGGCAGAGAATATGTATCGAGTGCTTTCCGACCAGGTACGGGAACACGACTATGATATTAAAGATTTAGGTAGGTAATCATATGGAAGGTCTCCGCATGGATTATAAATTTACAGCAATATTAATTTTAATGTTAACTATGTTAGCTTTTTTTGGTGGACCCTCACATAGTAGAAACGAATATCTACAAAATTCTGATGAAAGATGTGGAGATTTGGAAACAAGAGTTACTCAAAGTGTAAGTGAAAATCAACAATTACAAGCATTGGATCGTAATTTTAATAATGGTAGTCGTTATTTATCGCTTACTTACAGAAAATATTTAGGTGTAGATTGTAAGAGTGGCAAAGAAAATAGAATGCTTAAACAACAATTAGAATTAATGAAGATGTGTGGTCAAGTTAATAGTAATCCGAGCCTTGCACTAAATAAAAATTTTAATTTATTAACTAGTAAATGTAGAGGCGTTACTCCAACAAGTAGTAGAAGTAGACCAGAAAATTCTGGAAGTCTTTGGGATGAATTAAAAGATGAATACAAAAAAGAGAACCCAGACGTTAAGTTAATGGGAGATAAGTTCCTAAAACCCAGCAAAAAGAAGCTAAAAATACCTAAATACTTGACAGAGGACAACGAAATAGTATTACCACTTCCCAAACCCTCTAATGATTGATAAGTTCATATATAAATGCTGTGATATAGCGGATCGTTATATGTCTTGGGTAAATAAAATATTTGAGTCTAAGCCAAAAAAGAAAAAATGAAGATATCAGATAAAACTACAATAGGCATGCCACTCAAAAATATGGTTAGTATTATGGCAGCCGTGGCTGTGGGTGTCTACGGATATTTTGAGCTTACTGCTAGACTAACAAGCTTAGAGACTTCAAGACAATTATTTAATGCAGACTTACTTAAAAAAAGTGAACAATTACCGACCGATCAGGAACAGTTTATGTTGATAGAAGGTTTGTACAAAGCAACTGAAAAATTAGAAATAACTCAAGAACAAAATATGACCAACAAGGTTAATATACAATTCCTTAATAAGCAACTAGAAAAAGCAATAATTGATATAGAAAGATTAAAAGATAAAGTTAGAGCAAATGGTAATGGGGATCATTGATGACAGAGATTGTTGTAGCTCTTTTAATGATCGTCTCAGGAGAAATCAAGGAGCACAGAATACAAGATTCTATGTCTAAATGTTTAAAAGGTAAAAGAATTGCTATGCGAGGGGCTTCAAAAAATGTAGAATACCATTGCATAAAATCTAAAGCAGAAACAGAAATTTATATGGGTGAAAAATCTATAAAAAAGCTTATACTTAATTAATGAAAAAAAATTGTAAAAAATGCGAGAAAGAATTTGAAACTAAAAATGAATTTAATTTGTTTTGTAGTGACGAATGTAAACAGGAAGCACTAGCTGATCTTGACAAAGACAGTGATGAGTGTTTATCTTGTCAATAATGAAAAAGAAAAAACCCAAATTACAATTTAAAACAGAAATCGTTACAGGTACTTGTGGTTCATGTAATTTAAATACTTTATTAGTTGGAATAGATTCTACATTTTATAGATGTATAAGTTGTGGAGAAGATCTAGAACAAAAAATTAATGGTGTAATTAAATATTTAAAAGTTGATAAACACACAGACCTGGGAAGACATTCTGAAGATGTAAATGTAACAGATAATGGCTAAACAAAACTTTTCCCATTTTGTAAAAAGAGATCAGCCTAAAAAAAGAGGGCCTGGTCAACATAAAAAATCTCAATCAAAGCACGAAAAAAGACAAAAGAACCAACGTAGATATTTAGGTCAAGGTAAGTAATCTTGCTTACCGTGGATAAATCCACGGCAAACAAAAGGTGTGAGAAGAGATCCCCAGAATACACTAAAAATTATTTTCTTGCAACCCTTGTTTTATTAGTGTAACTTCCCATATATTAAGATATAAATAACTAAATGAAAGAAGAGAAAAATGGCTGATCCAGCAAAATTTAAGTCCGTATCGGTATCGATAGCGACTTATAAAATATTAAGATATCTTGGCGATGGTAAAATTACTGACGCTGATTTAACTGTGAGTAAAACAATAGAAAGTTTAGCAAAGAAAGAAAGTAAGAAACATGGCTATAAAAACGGAAAAGCATAAAACTATTTGTCCTCAATGTAAGGGCAATGGCTACGTAAGGGCTGTAATTGAAGAAGGTAGAGAAGAGATTATAGCTGATTGTAATAAGTGTGATAACCAAGGAGAGATAAATGACTGAACAAAACGACGAACATTTTGAAGTTATAAGTGAAAACAAAGCTAGAGAGTTCGAGAAGAAACAAACCTACAAACCATTACCTGATAGTTTATTTATTGAAGAAAGTTTAATAGATGGCCAAGGATTATTTGCTAGCATAGACATAGCGGAAAATACTGATCTAGGTATCTCTCACATTGAGGTAGAAAAAAATAAAATGGCACCACTGGAGATGATTAGAACTCCATTGGGTGGTTTTATTAATCATGAGAAAACTGTAAAAGAACCTAACAGCGAAGGTAAAGATATAGAAGTCTCTGGTCCTAATTGTAAAAGAATTAAAAACCGTATAGATGGTTGTGTAATTAGTTATAGTTTAATCACGAGACGAGATATTAAGGCCGGTGAGGAGCTTACATTAGAATATAGTATGTATGTACCGGTAAAATAATG